CCGGGACAACAAGGCCCAATGAACGATAATGTACACGGAGGTGTTAATACAGGAGTAGACTCAACACCAGATGGAAACTTAAACAATAACATACATGAATAATAATGAACTTTTTGCTGATAATTTACGAGACTCACATTGGCTCGGAGAAGTAGTTATTAATGAAGATCCACTGCTACAAGGTAGAGTACGCGTAAAAGTTTACGGTAAATTTGATAAATTAACAGATGACGCTATTCCATGGGCAACTCCTATGAATAGAGCACAAGTCGGTGCACACGCAGTTCCTAGAGTTGGAGATATTGTTGCAGTTCGTTTTGACAATGGTAACATTTATCACCCAGAATATTGGTTTCAAGTAGATCAGAATGATGATCTAAAAGGAGACATCTTAGAAGCGTCTGACGCACCACATGATGTGATTAGTTTAGTATACGATGCAGAACGTAACCTAAGAATTTACCACTCACCAGAAGATGGCTTGGTCATTACAAGAGGAGAGGGTAAAAAAGAAAGACCTATGATTCAAATAGATGAAGAAGGTTTTATTAAGATTTCTACAGACGCAAAGATCTTTATGGATTGCGGAGATATATTCGTATCTAATACAGGAGAAGGTGGAGCAGATGAAACTGAGCCAGCGGTAAGAGGTCAATCCCTACAAGATTGGTTACAAGCACTATTAGATGATTACAATGCACATATCCATCCAACAGGAGTTGGACCATCAGGTCCTCCAATGCCTCCTACCCCAGCAACAGTTGCAAAATTATCAAGCACACATATTAAATATCAACAAAAGAATAAGTAGTTATGCCTGCAATGTGGCCCAAATTTATTCCGGATCTGGCAGATACAATAACGAGCCAGCAGTTTACTAAACCTGGAGGTGCGATACTTTCATATCCACTACCATCGGTTGGAACTGATCAAGTGCCTATCTTTCCCCCAGGTGGAGATTTAATTAAATCAATCACCCCTGGAAATCCCCTTAATGCACAATTAACTACGAATCCTGCTGCAATGATAAATGCAATTAATGTCGCGCCATTAAGCGGGCGTTATGATTTTGGTAAAGCAGTAGCACAGCATTATATTGATGCAGTAAAGAATAATGCAATGACACCGTTTGGTGCTATGCATACTAATAATGGTTTAGCAGAACTAATTTTAAAAGAAGGTTATGGTATTTGCTTTGAACGATTATTAAAAGAGGGCGATATTCCAATGATGGACCAATATGACGAAGATGGTAATTTAACTCAAATGGGCAAAGAGTCTCATCCTGCCTATGCTGATTTTTGTCCAGATGTTGCAGCACCTCCAACTCCAGAAGAAATGGCTGAAATGCAAAAAGAGAATGATATAGCATTTAATAAATTCACAAGCGCTGATGAGAATAAGACTGGATATAATTTACGTAAATTTAAGTTTTATCAATTTCCATGCCTAGTAGGTACAGAGACTCAACAAGAATTAGAGGTTATTTTTGCTACTAGAATTTTAATGGGGTATAAGTTTATGCAAACACAAGCATCTAGATGGGATTATTTTGTCTGGGCATGTCACCTAGGTAAAGAGAATTATGGGAATAATTATTTAAGTCTTAGCGGTAAGGCTCGAAATGGTATCGTTTCTGCCGGATATAATTCTGGAAGCTTATGTGACAATGTTTCAAAGTTTGTAAAGGATTCTATTTTAGCAATGCACCCTGAAAGAGGAGGTGATGGAAGTCAGTTAGGAATAAATTCTGTAATTAAGAAGAGGATTTATAGGACTGCAACAAAAGAAGTTGAATATCCTACTCTACAGAATTCGCGAGGCGTAGATGTTACTCCGGAATTCTGTCCCATTAATCAATATAAATTACAAGTGGCTTATGACTTTGAACAAGATAGCCAAAGGCCTAAAATTCTAAAGTCTAATGTAGTGGCGCACTTTACATATTATCCTAATAAGAGAACAGGAACTCCGTATGTCACGGATAATAAAACATGTTTATTTGGGAATGATGGGTATGGTGGGTCTAGTTTTCTAGTCAAGTATACAAAGACTGTTTCTTGGGTTAAAAACAAATATGAAGATTTTGAGTGGAAACAACATTGGATTAAAGTACCGGAAGCAAAATTAAGAGCAGCCTCTACAAAAGAGGATGCTCAAGCAGAATATTTTAAAATCGACCCTAAACCAGAAGGTACTCTATTTAAGTTTGAATTTCATAAAGCAGTGTGTGCTAAAAACGCAGCATCTGGTTGCGAAGAAGATGCAGCGGTAATCGACCACCCGTTTGAAGGAAGTGGAACTACTCCTGGTGGTAAATCATTTGAGGGAGATCCGTATGAAATGATGGCAAAAGTAACAATAGCATATTGGTATGCTTGTATTGTTAAACCATTTGGTCCAACTCCATCTGCACTGCCTGCAATGATTCCGGCACCTTTAACAGGAATTTATATTCCAATATATTATGGAAGTGCAAATAGACTTGCTAACAATTTAAGAAAGGCATGGGCTACAGGAAAGACGTTTAGTGTAATACCTGCACTTCAGCCACCCGCGCTTGCAACATCAGCTGCAGTTGCCGGGGCTTATGCATTACACTTATTAGAATTTAAGCTATTGTATCTTGGTGGAATACCGACGCCAGTCGGACCAATTCCGATGGTTGGTTTTGTACCAATTGTATTTTAACCCCAATCTTTTTCGAACGCGTACCAATGGTCTGCACCCGCACAGTCACGACATGCATCAACCACGATAGTTACCTTATCTTCAGTAGTTAAGGTCTTTAAAACGGCTGGTATGTGCATCTCTATCAACTCATCGCTGTCAAGGTAAGTAGAACAATGGTTTGCAAGTGCACTGATAAGTCTATATGCATTATTTTCAACCTCTTCAAATCGATGGCCTCGGTGATAATCATTTGTACTATCTTCAGTGATTAATTCAAAGATCTTATCTAGACCTAATAAATCTCTAACTTCTTGACAAATTTCAACTATTGCGTCTTTGTGTATAAGAACAGCTTGATAGCCTTCGCCACCAATCCCATTACTTTTAACTTCGCTTACTTTAAATTTACTCATATTTGTTTGTTTTTAATTACAGTACTAATATACGAATTTTAATTGATATAAAAAAGTATTCGTGGACTTATTTTGATTAAAGTTATTAACAAAATGATTTTTGTTGTTTTACCCAACCTCGCATTATACGCAAAGTCTTTGAAATACTCATTGGTTTATAGGTCTTCTCTTTAGAACACCATTCTTGGCAATCTTTTTCTCTTTCCCACCAAACGTAGCCAGGATCTCCAAATCCGTTTTCTTTGTTTGACCAATTAATGTACGCGGTTTCTAAGTTTGATAATTTTTGTTCGACTGTCATAATGTGTATGTGTTTAATTACAGTACTAATATACGAATAATATTCCAAACTAAAAAACTTTTCGGCACTTATTTTGCATAAAAAGCCAACTCTTTTGAGTTAGATAGATAACTTATATAAAAACGATATGCACATCCAGATAAAACGTGTACTTATGCAGATATATAATATGTTAATACCTTTAAAAAATAAATAATGTCAGACAAAAAAAGAAGAAGAATTAATTCTTCAGCCCCAGAGGCAAACACAGTAGAGCTAGCTCCAGAAACTCAGGCAGCAGTTCAAACTCCAACAGAAATCACTAAAGAAACCAAAGAAGATAATGGTGATGATTATTCAGAATTTTATGACGAAGATGGAGAATTCAAATGGGACGCTTTTGAAGCAACTTGCGTAACTGCAACCCGAAAACCAAATCCACATATTAAAACCCAAGACGGAGATCAAGTATTCTCTCGCGAGCCTTATGCTCAAGAGTTATACGACCTCATGAAAGGTGCTAGTCAGAATATTAAACCTGAATTGTTTATAGGTGAAATTCATGATGGTACAATACATGGAGTGACTGAAGAATGGATTACAATAGACATTAACTATAGAGAAATGGTTTATGTTAAATCCAGCAAGGAATCTGATGAGGTTAGACAACTTCTACCCGGAGCAGAAACTGCAGTTTTAATTACGGAAACTAAAGGCCTTTTAACTGGTACTATTACTGGTGGAGTGAAGCATAAAACATTCATGGATCTTAGAGATGCAATCGACGAAGGCAATACTGCTTGGATCGGTACTGTGAATAACATGATTGAAAATGGTGGTTATATTGTAAAAGTACAAGGTGTAGATTGCTTTATGCCAGGATCACTTGCAGGTATTAATAAATTGTCAGACTTTAGTTCTATCGTTGGAGAAGAATTATATGTAGTTCCAGTGAGTTTCTCACCAGATCGAGGCACGTTAGTAGTTTCACATAGAAAATATTTACAAGCACTAATACCAAGTTCAATTAATGAATTAAAAGAAACTCTTGATGAACCTAAACATGGTTTAGTAACAGGTACTGCAAAATACGGAGTATTTGTTGAATTCAATAAGTGTTTAACAGGTATGATTCATACAAATGAGCTTGACGAAGAGACTTCAGCTAAATTTAAAGCTAGGGATATTAAACCAGGCGAACCAATTAACTTCTTTGTAAAAGATATTATTACTAACAATAAGATTACGTTAACTCAAAAAGAAAATACTTCGGTAAATCCTTGGATTAATATATCTACTAGATACTCAATACCATCTATTGTTAAGGCTAAAATCAAGACCAAAAAAGAATATGGAGTATTTGTAAACATCGAAGATGGTGTAACAGGATTACTACATGTTAGTGAATTGCCGGGAGATATATTAGATACCTATAGAGTTGGGGACGAGATCGAAGTACAAATTACTAGGATCGATGAAGACTCAATGAAGGTGTTTCTTAAACTACCCCAATAACTATTGCCACAGAGTTTGATATATATTGAAAAGTAATATCATACTCTTAATTAATGCAAAAGTTAAAAAGTAATTCAATAAGGCAAGAAGTACTAGCTGCCAGCCAAATGGGCATCGAATTTGAGTTCTATTCTAATTTAGAGATGGACGAGACTGTAAAGTCTGTATCTAAACTCTTAGACAGAAAGATTCAATTAGAAGAAAAGGCTCATTCAGATTTCGTACCATGTGATAAGGTATTTAAGATGGAACCTGATATGTCAGGTGGTAAAGGTTTAATTGAACTGGTAACAGGTCCAATGCCTTACAGAAACGCTAGGCTAGTTATTGTGAAAATGTTAGCGTGGATCCGTGAAAACGGGTACACATCTGATCGAGCGTCGATCCACCTTAACATGTCATTTAAACCAGAATATTTAGAAGATCCTAATATGATTCAGCACATGGATGTGTTGAAGTTCATACTTGAGTTTGATGAAGATCGCGTATATAAGTATTTTCCTGATAGAAAAGATTCTACTTATGCAAAATCTGTTAAATGGATTATGCCTAAACATGAAGCATTCTACTATAACTCTGATTTAATCAATAAGGATAACTTTACGTTTGCGAATACTAAATACTATGGTATTAATTTCGAAAAAGCTCAAAGTAATTATTTAGAGTTTAGATATATTGGTGGTAAAGACTACGAAAAGAGACAAGAAGATATTTTAACATTAGCGGATAGGTTTATCTTAGCTATCTGGAGATCTTGTAGAGATCCAAGGTTTAGTCCTGCTAATAAAATAGAGCTACAACGTATTTTAAGAAAGAATGAACCTTTAATGAAGATGTTAAAGGACTATACCGCCGTAAATAAACATTGGCCTAAGATAGATATACTAGTGGATTTACAAGATCATCCTGCCATAATTGGAGTACAATGGGATAGATTTAAACATAAAGTATTAGAATTGTTATCAAACGGCACAATGGAAGAAGGTATTATTAACTATGACTCAGACTATTCAACAGTCCAAGTTAAAGACGGTAAGTTTAAAACATCATATTTGTTAAATGGTTTTGAATTTATTGATTGTAAACTATCAGGTAACATAGAGAATAGTGAAATATATGGTGGTGAAGTAAACGGAGCACAAATATTAAGATCGCAAATATATAAAGGGTGCCAAATTATGGATTCTAAAGTAGAATCTTGTTTTGTACATGGTAGTGTAACTGTTAAAAACTCTTTTGTTTTCGGACGAGATGGTATTTTTAAAGGTAAAATGGAAGGTGGAATATTTAGAGAAGGCGGGGTCGGACCTAATGCTAGATTCTCTGATGAAACTGAAGTTGTGGTAAGTAAAAAAATAAAATCATAAAATGAGTGAAATTAGAAGCGGTAATGAAAATAATCTAAACGTTGGAAGAAGTTTCAGCGATAGTTGTTTAAACGCATTTTTACAAGAGCTTGGTGATGAGCTAACTGGGGCATGTATGGTACCAGTAAATTTACCACAGAGAGAAATAGTCAATATAATTACGAGAGCTAAGAAATGGTTCTACAAGAGTTATGAAGATTCTGTTCTAGAAAATTATTACCATATACCAAACGCAATATTTAAAACTGATTATTTTAAAGCAAATAGAACATTAAATTTACCTAAAGCAAGTGCGGATGGATCTGGATCTGTATTCTCAGTATTTGGAGTGCACGATATTGCATCTGGTTGGAATTCAACTGGCGGTGGATTAGATGTTAGATTTCAAAGTGGTGGAGACTTTGCAATAGAAAAGATGTTATTCAGAGGAATGTACGACGGATCTGGAGCAGCAGAATCTGCAGAAGAATTAGAATATTATGTACTAAATCAGTCTTTAGCAGATATGGCTAGACAGATTTTAGAAAACCCAATTTCTTTTCAATACTCTAGACTTACTGGAGAGTTAAAGATAATGGGAGATACTCCGAAGGGAGATCTAATACTTGATGTGTACGAGACGATTCCGGATTGTGCATTATTTGACGACGAAATCTTTTTTAGATATTGTTCTGCTAAGATTAAGCAATCACTAGGCGCTAAGCTTGGTATTTTTAAATTTGCATTACCTGGTAATGTAGAATTCGACTACGACGCAATAAAAGACATGGGAGACACCGAATTAGAGTCAATTATTGAAGAGATAAAAGGAGACGAAGGAGTGGACTGGATGTTCCACTCATAAAAAGTAGAATACATATATAAATGGATTTTTATATAAAATACATAGGAGACCCTAATTATCAGGCGGGAGTTGTTCAAAACGTAAGTGAAGTTGAACAATTACTAGCTCAGATAGAAACCGTTCTTTTCACAAGAAAGAGGGATGTTTTAGGTGCTCCATCATTTGGTTGTAACTTAGAAGATGTTGTATACAGTTTGGGTCAAAATGAATTTCAAATTAAAAATGAAATACAGAGCCAACTGGCTAATTTCGTACCTCTATCAGCAAAGTACAAAACTACCGTAAGCGTTAAGTTTGTGAAAGGTGAAGTTAGAGATATGGCGTTTATTGATATTACTGTTAACAACGAGTATACAATCAAAGTAAATTTAAGATAAATAACTAATGGCAGAACTAAAATTTTTAAGCGCACTAAGAACATCGTCTAATCAAATTAAGACAGATGCTCGAACATATATCTCGAGGGTTTACAAACGTGCAAACACTCTATTTACTGAAGCATCTCCATTTGCTCAGATTATTTCTGTTATGGCTGAGTTAGGTGAATTGGTTATGTTCTATATAGAAGACTCTTTAGTAGAACAAAACATATACACAGCTCAACAACCAGAATCTATCTATGGTATATCAAGACTAACAGGACATGATGCAACCAGAGGCTTTGCAGCAACCGGAGAGATTGAATTTAGATGGGCAGTAGGATCAGATCTTGGTAAAATTGCAGGGACTGGATTAAATATTGATGCAAGATCAGAATTAAAATGTGAATTAAATGGATTAACTTATACTCTATTAACTTCACAAGATAAGTTTAGACTAGAAAAAGCAAACAAGTATGCTATAAAATGTGCAATAGTTCAAGGTAAATTTGAATCTCAAACCTTTACTGGAACTGGAGAATCAATGCAATCATATAATGTACAAACAAGTTCTTTAACAGATCATTCTAAAGTTAGCGTTTCAGTTAACGGAGAAAAGTGGACGAAGCATGACTCAATGTATGACTTATTAAACCAAGAAAAAGGGTATATTATTAAGACTGGAATTTCTGGTGGTCTTGATGTTTATTTTGGAACTGGTAACTTTGGTGCAATACCAAGTTCTGGTAATTTAATAGAGGTAGAATACATTAAGCATTCTGGGTTTATAGGTAATTTAGATGATGCACAGGATATTATTTTTAAATGGGACGCAGAAGGAGATGATTCAAACGGCGACTCGTTTGATTTAAATGAGTATTTAGAAATGAAAGTAACATCGTCTCCTAAAATGGGAGCTGATAAAGAGTCAGTTGAGTTTACTAAGTTAATGGCACCCCTGGCGTCTAAATCATACGTTCTAGCGACACCGGATAACTATGAGTATTTCCTATCAAGATATGGAATGTTCTCGTATGTGGATGCTTACAACACGACTGAGGATCAGTATTTAGATGATGATAATGTAATTTACATTTTTGCAATTCCAGATGCTAAAAGAAAGTTATTAGCAGATCAAGATTACTTCTCAATTCCAATAAACGAGATGTTCTTTGATCAAAATGAGTATGACAAGATGTCACAAGTGATTCAGGATAGTGGTCAGCAAATGGTTACAACTGAAGTTGTTTTCGTAAAACCTAAGATTAGAAAATACAGTATGGATATTAACATCAGGTTTTTCGAAGGACATACAAAACAAGAAATATTTGTTAATGTTAGAAAGGCAGTAAGTGATTATATGCTTAACGTTACAAGAAGAGATAAGTTACCTAAGTCGGATATTGTTTACATATTAGAAACAATTGAAGGTATTGATGCTGTTAATATAAGATTTATTTCTGAAACAGAAGAGACTGCAAGAAGGTTAGGATATTATTTGTCTAAGACTGTGACTGTAGTGCCTCAAGAGCCTGTAGTTTTAGAAGAGATAGGTAATGGTAAACAAAAATATATTTTCTTTAAACAAATAGAAGAAGTTAAAACTGTGGATGTTGATGAAACAACTGTTATTCCATATACTGAAGCCGGACTAGATGAATGGGGTGATATTATTATGGAGAAAGAAGAAGTTGCAGTTTTCAGAGGAGGTTGGCAAGATAGAGATGGTGATGAAATTATTGACGATGCATTAATGAATGCTGAAGCAGCACTTTCAATTAACTTTGACGCAACACCAGTACCTAGAACTATTTACACTAGAGTGCAGGCTGGAAATAGAAAATCTATGAAGTAATGGGAGTATTTAAAGATCTATTAGTATATAAACGTAAAAGGCTGTACAATATTACCAAGCATAGAAAAGATGTCAATCTTAATGTTAGGTATGATTACAAGAAAAATGGCTTACTTGATAAACAAATGTCTCCGCATATTAGAAGAAATCAAACAATGAGAGAATTCCTTATATTTGTTAATGATTATTTTTTATCATTATTAGACCAGGTTAGATCCTTGAAGAATTTTGGTAACTTTACGATAGAAAAAGACGACGAACGAACTAGATAATATGTGGAATAATTTAAGATTCTTTAACGGTACACAATCAGAGCTACAATTAGTTCAGGATGAAGATGGTATATGGGAAGGTAAAGTATATCTTCCTGAGGTATCTACAAATCTATATGAAACTGTAAACCTATTCATTTTAGAAGAGTGTTTGTATAATGGCGATGCTGTTATTAATAAACCACTTTCTCCAGATGGTACGATTGCCTCATTAGATTTTAGTTGGGAAAACTTACGTCTTGACCAATCTAAAGATGTCATTATGTATGGCACTCGTGTGGATGGTGGAAAGGCTTATGTAAAAGAGCTTAAGAATCAATCATTTGAATTTGGGCCCTCTGATACTGTTGTTTCACAAGATGCTAATTACTTAAAGACTATTAATGTTAACTTAAATTCGGCATTTCAAATTAATATTGCAGTATCTTCTGAACATGAAGGTATTCATAAGAGGATTTTACAAATTGCAGCCGGAGACTCTGTTGTTGCAAGAATAGAATTCTATGGTGAAGTTGAATCTGAGGATGAAAGATTTAAAATACTATTAGCTAACTTAGGTGCCTCGTTAGAATCAGAAGACTTTATGATATTTAAGTCTCATGATATTTCTGAGATGCATCCGGATTACAAACTCTTAAACCAAAAGAGAAAAGAGATGTTATTAGAACTTAATAACATTAAGCCTTTTATTGGAACATATAAAGCAATCTTAAATGCTATTGATTTCTTTGGCTATGATAAGATTACACTTAAAGAGTATTGGATTAATGTAGATAATGCTTCGAAGACTTTCGGCAAGCTACATGCAATTCCAGTACCTAACTCATCTGTAAGAGGTGAGATGACTAGAAAGAAGTTAAGATTTAAAGTACCTTCTAAAACTCAAAAGAAAACTAGTAGATTCTCTTTAGTATACAGATTAAATGAACCTAATGGAACATTTGATGTATGGGATTTTGCTAATGTTACTGAAACGTTTGATTTTACTCCAGAAGAAGTCTTAATTAAGTTATATGGTTTAAAGAATAGATTACAAAGAGATTTCTTACCATTAGAAGCTAAGATAGTAGATATTACAGGAGAAGGTGACTATTTCACTCAGAAGAATATAAACATGTGGAAGATTCAAAATCCAATTGGATTCTTCACCGAGGGACATAAGGTTAAGTTTGATATATGGCCAAAAGGTAGAGATCTTTTTATTGAAGATACCTCAATGGTTTTAAAATCAACATTAGACCAAGATGATTTAACTAGTAATTATGATAACTTTTTAAGATTAGGAGTTGGAGAAGAGGCTACTCTAAGTAATACACAAAGATCTGAACAAAAAACAATCTTTGAAGAATTTTACGGTTCTTACCATGATAGATCAATGGAATCATATAACTCAAACTTTTCAAAAAGGGAGATACCAATAGGATGTCCAGTTATTTTAGATTCTACTGAGTCTTGGGATGATGTTTGGGATGAAGCTAAATTTGTTTGGGATGATGCGGTTGATGCAAATGATAAATTAAAAGTAACTTGGAACAACTGGTACAAAAGATGGGTTTATGAAATAGAATGGCTTGTTGATGGACCGAATGGTTTCCATAAAGAATACAGAGGACCTGTTGATTACTTAAATGCTGACGCAAATGTTGTCGATGACTATAAAAGATTGGCAATTACATTACCGTATGTTGGAAGTTATACAGTAGAAATGAGAATGTACGATTTATTTGGACACATGTCTTACTATAAGAAATCAGATCTTTTTGAAGTAAAATTAAAAGAATTAGAATTATACGGAGTTTACAAATGGTTAGAAACTGATGCTAAAGGTAATATAACTCCATGGAATCTTAAATCTTTAGACTGGGACAAGTCTGGAGGCTATTGGGATATGCCACAAGACAATACTGCACTAGTAGAGGATAATATAGCAACCCTATACCAAACACTAGACAGAGCAAACTATATACATTTAGAAGAAGACCAAGGTATTAGGTTTTCTACAGTCAGAAGATTCGGTGATGTGTTTTCAGATACTGGATATTCAGAAACAACTGGACCATACCAATGGGATGAATGTGGATTTAGATGGAAAGATACTGAACATAACTGGTGGGAGAACTTAAGAATCGGACCGGACTTAACATCTTCATTTAAAATAGACTGGATTGAACAAGGCGACATATTAACAATTACACATAAAAACCCATCAACTAGCGTGATAAGAGTAGGTTCTCATATTATTATGTCTCCAACACCAACTGGTGCAAATGATATAAATGGTTGGAAATTAATTGCAACTGAATTAGAGGCTTCAATAGATCCTGTAATTTCAAAATTTAACTATAATCCTGTTTTTAAAGATATAGACTCTGATGATGACATAGATACTAATGATCAGTTTTACTATATTATATGCAGTGGACAAGAGTATTCAAAGACTTATGATTTTGAATCCGTTACAATAGACACAGAATCTCCTACTTCAGCGATAAGCGGAGAAGTTCATGCGGTTCACTATAATCCTACATGGGATAACGTAAAAGTATTCAAAGACTATGCTGTGGTCGAAAGATCAACGCATCTAACTATATCAACTGACATTTCTAAGTTTCCTGGTGCTAGAAAGCCAAAATGGACTATCACCAATATAACTAACCCAGAAATTAATGATATATACTATAATAATATGTGGCTTACTTACATTTTCCAGGAGCCGGGTGAATACTCGATACAACTGGAAGCTGAAGACACGTATGGAAATAAGAACGTTGTAAAACGCAACATGTTAAAAGTAAAATAAATACAAAATGGCAAACATTACTGAAATTTTAGGTACAGATTCGGTATCATCTTCGAGACCAACTATCAATAGTAATTTCGAATTATTGAATGACGAATTAGCATCTGTAACAGCTCTTTTAAACCCCGTGACTGGCGTCATGACCGGTTTAACATCTGCTACAGCACAACAACTAAGCATAGTAGATGGATCAACATTATTTGTTGTAAATACATCTGGTGCAAATGTTTACACTGCTGCAACCTTCTCTAGCTCGATTAACCTTGGTGGTTCAATTATCAAGTCAGGTGTCGTTGGTACTGCAACTAGTGCAACATCCAATTTAGCACCGTCTAGTTTAGATAAAGGTACATACTTTATTGATGGTAACTTCGTGGTTCCTATTGGAGTCGATGGACAAGAAGTAACATTCATAAGTGTAGCATCAGCAAGTGTATCGTTAGCTGCAAATACTGGAGCCGCTTTACAAGCAGCCAGTGTCGCATTAGACGCAGTTAACTCAACTGTAACACTTAGATGTTTTAACACTAAATGGTATGTAGTAGCTTCTCACAAAGCAACGATACTATAAATTAAACAAAAACCGAAACTGTAGATGGCAACTCCGTTAGTTAGAATACCACAGCCGCAAGGCGGCACGATGTATGCATTTGCTTCATCGGCAAGAGACATTACTAGAGCATTTAATAGTGCTGATATCAATTTTGAATTTAGTAGATACGCTTTACTAGACCTACCTGATTTCACACAGTCTACAAATGGCTCAAACGCAATAGATTTCGCAGCAAATCTAAAGCAAGCGTCGGGACAACCCTATGTCGCTGGTATGCCGAATGTGGATTTCGCACAAACATTCCAAAATTACGCATTAAATTTAGAAGAGCTTCTTTTAAACGATGATGACTATGATCCAATCCTTATGCAATCAGATGCAGAGAAGATCTTTTTTAAATGGTTATCCTCTGTAGGAGCAATTGATTTTAGACCAACAGATTCTAATGAATCTTCAACTGGTGATTATGCAGAGAATGATAACGCAATTTTAGGAGGAGCAAACTATGACAGAGTAGTAAAGTATCTAGGTAGCATCGACGCAGAGAATGACGTTGCTTACCAGGGTAATACTTATCATGAAGTTTATATTAACGTGCCGACATCGGTAGGTTATACACCTCAAGTATTGTTTAAGCCCACTGACTATAATACAACAGCAACTAAAATGTATCTTAGTGATCCTGAAGCTGTAAATGTAGAAGGTAGAGAGGGACAAACACACCCAGATCCTAATATTGATCTGTTACCTATTGTAGATCAATGGACCCTGAACTCAGGACCATATTATGATGTACAAACAAATGCTACAAATTCTGTACAAATTGATTGGGACACTGCTGCTTATGAGCAGATCCAAAACAATCCAGACGTTAAGTCACTATTGGATTATGCAAAAATTGGACAACAGTTTAGATTTAATGCCGTTTTAGTATATTATGATTTATATAGCGCTTCTGTACCTGCGAATAGATCTACAAACTTATATGGTATCTTAATATTAGATGATATTACAGATTCTCCGGGACCTGGTTCAAAAATACATGAACAAATTAAATTTAAGCCTAACGAAGTAACTGGCTTAAATGGTAATGCATATTCTTTAAAGTTAAATCTTAAGTTTAACTCTTCTTTAGATAATGTAGGTGTTGAGACTAGTATAAATGACTTTACTACATTCTCTATGGATTTATTCATGGACACTACTACAGCGCTCGAGAATGCCACTGACCTGCTGTTACAAGCTAACAACAGATACGGCGCACTTGCAGATAGATTTACTAATTTAGAAAATATAATTTTAGGAACAGCTCAAGCGGCTCAACTAGAAACAAGAATAAAAGAATTAGAAGATGACTTTACGGCATCTTCACTACAGCTACAAGACGCAGATGCACTATTAACTTTAATTAATAATGCACATGGAAAGATTAACCAATTAATAGATGGAACTATTCCAGTAGAATTACAATATAATACAGATGTAATATTTGCAGGTAAAGGAACTACTGTTGATAAATCAGTAGCTGGTAAAATTAAAGTTAATAATGAAGTTGAAGGCTATGTAGTATCTGATTTATACAAATGGGATATTGCTTCTAATATTGTAACTGGCGCTTTAACATCAACTAACTTATTTGATAATTCAGCAGCTAATCAATACGGTGTGTGGACAAAGTTAAACCTCTACACTAATAGATTAAGTCTGAATAACATATTAAACAACGAGTCACTAAATAGTAGCTTAGATATATACATTGATGATTCCACTAACGGATGGAAGAAAGGTCAGGTATTTAAAATAGCGATAGATACTATTGATGTAAACGGTAACAACATAAAGGTTTTGACTAACAAATCTGGAGGTTGGACAAGTATCGCAGACATCGACCCATCACAGTTAATAACGACTAAACCTTACATTGAATTGGTTTGTATAGATCCAATAAACTATGTATTTGAAGTAGATATTTTAAGATAATATGAACACTAACAATTCCATATCTAATTCCTTAAAGAAGCTTTTAGAAATTAATACTAATTCTCTAAAAACATTTGAAAGAATCAACGAAGCAGTAACTACTAATGCGAAATCTATTCCATTAGAAATACTAACTGACGAAGGTACTAAAATAGTATCAATTCCTGGGTTTGGTTATATGAAACAAGAATTACTAAGATTAGATAATAATCTTAAAGCTCTTGCTGGATTAGGAAAGGGTAGTACTAAAGTGAAATTACCAGATGGTACTTTTCAAAATATTATTACAACTTCATTAAAGACTCCTGCTAACGATATTACTATCTTAGCTAGGCCAACTTCATTTGTATCTAAAGCAAACTATTTTGCTGAAGACTTTTTAAATCCAATGTTAATTACATCAATAGATGTAAGTGGTCAAATACCAAATGATACTGAAAGGATTCTTGTTAAAAGAATTTTATTCGATGGAACAAATCAAGTTGCTGTAGATTTCTTTAACGAGAATTACAGAAACCAGGATGCCATCGATTACTTAACGGCAATTAGAGATATTGTCAACAACAACATAGCATATACTCTTGACGAAGAAATGAGAGATATGCCTTATAGAACTACACAATATACTGGAAAGTTTGATGTTCTATCAATTTCAAATTCTAAGAGAGAAGTTATTGAAGCTGGTGTAACTAAAAAACAAGCTATAAAATTATATACATTAGATAGCTTAACTTATTCAGATAATAACAAAGACTTAGACTCTACTGAATTATTACGAGTTGGGGACCAATTGATGGTCGCTGGCGGTTCTAAAAACACTAGATATGTAATTGACAAGCTGGATTCTTCAACTAGACAGGTTGAGCTTAGATTAATTGAGGGCTATGAAGCTATTAAAATTGGTGGAAGTGCTTTATCAATCTATAAGACTGAAGATAACAATTTAAGTATTGAAACTCCAGTTGGATTTGACGAGAGAGTATTAATGTTTGTAAAAGCAATTGATGCTGAATCAAAAATCTTAGCTGAGAAATGGTCTCCAGGTGTTGGATTCTATTCAAACGATTTAGAAGTATTACAAGAAGATGGTAGTATTATTTTACTATCAAATTTCTATAAAGATAATGTAGCTGATTTTAGTAAGTTTATCACATCTATTAAAGAGGATAATATTCCTCCAGCGACAGTTGGTGTTACGCCAGATGCTCCTGAGTTAAATGGTGAAAACTTTAAAGTAATTCAAATCAATAGACATTTAACTGAAAATGATGCTGCTGATAAAATTAAGAAATTATCTGCTGATAAAATATCTGTACAAGAGGCTATTAAAAAATTAGACGACACGATCAATAAAAAGAGATCTGTTATTGCTAGTACTAAATATGCATCTCAAGTACAAAAAGACAAAGATAAGAATGAGTTAATTGCGCTAATTGAAGAAAGATCTTCTGAAGCTAAATTATATAACTCTATTGTAACTCAAATACAAGCCTTATCATCTTCGTCAAATGCACAGAACATTAACCCTAAATATAGAGTTAGAGGTTTCTGGAAAGTACCTGCTGCAAAACAGGTTGCTGATACATTAGACCAAGAGGTTGTAAGGTTTATTATTCAATATAGATACTTATCAACATCAGGTAAAGCTGCTGACGCTTCTCAACTTAAGTTTACAGTTGATGGTAGAGAACAATCTGCTATCTTCTCAAACTGGAATGAATATAGAGGTAAAGTTAGACAAAGAGCTAAAACTATTAATAGCGATGGAACTATCGAAAAGAAGTTTACATGGCAAGCTAGTAAAATAGAAGATGGTCAAGAGATTAACTTTAATCAATTAGATATTGCAATTAATCAAGGAGAACTAGTAGAAATTAGAGCTAAATCTGTTTCTGAGGCTGGATTCCCTGCTAACCCAATAATCTCTGATTGGTCAGAGCCGGTTACAATTAACTTTCCGGAAGAAGAAATTGATACAACGGATGTTGCTGCGGTAGTTCAAGTAAATACTGCTGAATTAGCAAAAGTACAAATTACTGAAGAATTAACAGGTCAAGGTGTATTCACTCACGTTAGTGATTCATTTACTGCTAATGAAAATTATTATGCTCACGTTGCAACTAATATTGCATCAGGGTTCTTATCTCCAGAACAAAAGCCAATTTCTGTCTATGACAAAATAGCGGAACTTGAAGCTCAGATTGCTGGACTTAAAGGAACTGTTGAAGCTGAAGTTGGAGAACTTATGGTTAAGATTGTTTCAGAAGATGGATCGGTTACAAATATTACTAAAGATAATACAACTCAACTATTTGCAGGATATTATATTGATGAGGTTGCTGATTTAACTGTAAGAAAAGGACATATTGTTACTAAGACATTTAAACTGCAATTAGAAAATAGTAAATCTACTAAATTAGAATTAGTTTCTAGATTAATTGGTGATAGAAAAAAACCAGCATATAGATCTATTAACGTAAATAGTACTGCAAATACAAAAGGATTTGGTATTGCGAATGAAGATGGAAATGGATCTACTAATGTAGATACTAAAATTGAAAGAGATACTTATTACCAAGAAGAAGGTAACTATGATTTAGTACCTATTCAGTATCAGAATATAAATACTGGTAATTTTGAATTAACTTCAGATGCTCCATATCAATCGGCTCAGAGAAGAGGTCAGTTTATCTATAGTAGATATATGGATATTGCAAATCAAAACCCACATTATATTACTAAACCAGTTGGCGATAATGTAGCTTCGGCTTCGATATCTGATTATGAACATGGGTTAGCAACAAACGGTGGAAATGCATGGCCTGACGCAACCCAGGGATTAGACAGTAATAACTTTATATGGTCTGGATCATTTGGTAGTATTGCTTCAAATCAAACATGGAGCAAAGCTCAAATTAATGTATCTCCAATTAGTTCTGTAAATATTACTCAATACAATGCAGGGTTGTTCGTTCATAAAGATCACCCTAATTTAGCTAATATTTGGTCGGCGGCTGTTGAAAGCAGTGCCTTTAGTTTAGGAACTGTAGTAGACTCTATGATATTCTCAATGCCTAAAACAGCAACGCTAGCAACAGGAGCAACTTTATTTAGTATCTTCGGTTCAGCTGCTGATACAGATAATCAAACTCAAGCTAAACAACAATTAGCATATCACCAAGGTGCTGGTCTATATGGATCAGGGGCAGGAGCAGGAGAAGAACGACCTATGAAAATGTCGTTTGAAGCAAATGACCAATATATGCTAGGTGGTAAATCATGTGGAGCATTCTTATTTATGTCTCCGGTAAATGCTGATACGTTAAAAGTAGGTGGTGAAACTAAAAGATCTTCTAGAGAAGTTAAAGCTAAAAAGGATAATGAATCCAACGCTATTTCTGTAGATATCGTATTTCAATTTAGAATGACAGATTATTTTGGTAACGAAGATTCTATCGATACCGGTAGAATTGGTGGTTTTGCTAGACTTGCGTATAACAACTTAACATATACTAAGAAAATCGGTTTAGATATTTTCGACAAGTATGGTGAGCAGTTCTCATTTGATTTAGAAGTCTTCGCGAAGTACAGTCCTAAAGGTAGAAATTTAAACTCTATTAAGGCAGCCAAGTTATTTAGATAATATATAGCCTGAATAAGGTGAATATATAATAGAGGAGACATCCTCTAGAAAATAGATATGAATAATTAATGGCTACTACTATAACAGTAAATTTAAGAACACCTAGTTACGCTACTCTGGCGTTGGCAAAAGCTGAGATTCAAACTAATCCCACTTTCACCGGAACTCCTCAAACTATATATTATAGTGATAATGGTTCAGGCCCAGGCCCTTCTCAGGGACAACCAGGCCCAGGAGTAGATGTGTTTACAGATCCCGGACTTACGACTGCATTTAATGGGCAGGGCAATCATTGGATATTTGATGGAGGTAATTCCTCTACACATGGAAATCCATACCCTTATGTTCTACAGATAGGTTCAGATGCTGTAAGCACAATAAACAACGGGATGGATACGTTTACTTGTACTGATGTAGGCCTTACTATTCCAGGCGGTGAAGATGGTGAACTGGTAGCAGGTACTGTAAATTCCGGAATTACAATTACTTCTTATGCTCCAACAAATTATACATTCGGAAATAGTACTTACGGTGCATTCATTGCAATACCAGCAGGGTATAATAATTCTGGAGATTCACCAATAAACTGTGTAATTCAAAGCGTTACAGTTACTACAACAACGACACTTGCCCCGGTGGCGAACTACTATGAGTTTGAACACCACGGTAATGCAGTGCAAGCTTATACTGAGGGCCATTTAACATACTTCCCAACATTTACATTAAAAGGTACCAACATACCAGATGGTACTGAAGTTGGATATACAATATCTGGATATGCCTCCGGGAGTGGTTTTGATGCTGCCGATATTTCATTAACCTCGTTAACTGGGGTTATTACAATGCAAAGTAACGAGGGCGAACTTACATTTACCCTAATAGACGATCAGGTAGCTGAAGGCGACCCTGGACTTGCAGGCTCAGAAATTTTTAGAGTTACATTAGATGCTCAAGATAGTTTAAATAATGATATAACATTAGCAGATTTAAACCGGAATGAATGGCCGCTAGCACGTAGTCTTGATCCGACGACTACAACGACACAAGCGCCAACATTGTATGATTGCGCTGAAGCAGTCCCGGGAATTAATAATGGGAATGAGGGTGAGACTATCACGAACTCGGCTATAACATGGAATGTACCGCCTAGTAATACGGATTGGGTAATAACACCTTCCGTTTTTACTTACGACGGCAATGGTGATGGAACTACAACTTATACAATCACTGGAATATCGCCACCTACGGCTAATTATTCAAATTCTGGAGATGTAGATATTTCTTGTACTGTAACAGGTGGCGCTAATCATGCTGCGACGACAACTTCAACTACTCTTGCAACTAATGCAACATTACCAGACTTTACATGTGACACAGAGACATTATCAATTACTAATGGTGTTATTGGTGATCAGATTACAGCTGCCGACTTTTCAACTGACGGTGCTGCAACTTTTAATAGCATTACCAACTCTAATAATGATTTATATTTAGATGGCACCTTTATTTATACACTAACTGTTAACATACCTGCAGGGTATAATAATTCTGGTACAATTAATTGTGATGTTTCAGTAACTGGTGGTTTAGGTGCTGCAAGTATTTCAATATCCGATAATGCAACATTATCATTTGGATCATCGGGCACACCGATTCAATCGAAAGCGGTAACTATTACCGGTAATGCAACGGCGTTTGATGTCGATAATGATATTACGTACAGTTCTTCTGTAGATTGGGTAAACGTAGTTCCAAATGCTTTTACGGTTAATGGAGGTGCTCTTAATATCACATGTAGTGCATACTCAGGAAGCACTGCAAGATCAGTTGATGTAACATTAGTACATCCAGAGGATAATACTAAAACATCTCAAACTTTTACAATAACACAATCTGCTGGAAACCAGGCTCCAATTGGATCTGATTTAACTAAAAGCATAACATATAGCGGAACACCAACTGCAAACAATATTGATTTTAATGATGTCGCTACAGGAGGATGGGCTGGCTCAAATGTTAACGACCCAGACGATGCTACTAATAGTACATTACAGGTAATAATCACAGATGTTAGTGGTTTGACGCTAGGAAATAATGTAAGCACACTTGTAGATACATCGGGTAGCTCTAATGCTAGTATTACTAGTGCTCCTGATACATTAAACGGGACGGCTACTCCATTGACAATCCAACTAACACCAGCACAGAGTCTTGGTGCTTCTGCGATACAAACAGCTAGTTTTAAATATAAACTAGACGATGGGAGTTCTGTTAGCAACCTATCACCAGAGTATACTGTTACATTAACAATAAACCCTCCTGGTAATACAGCGCCAATCGCTAGTGATATTATTGGAAGTATTTCTTCAGCTCAACAGTACGATACAACATTATTTAACATAGGCCTTAATGTTTCAGATACTAATACTGGAACTAATGATTTAACATACTATTGGTCAAATTCGGGCGGAACTACTGATACTCTATTTGTTGTAGATGACGTTAAATCAGGGACACATGGTGAATTCGTATATGCTAGTAATGGTATATTAACTTATACATATACTGGTAATACAATGACTCCAGGGCAACCGGATAAGGTAGACACATTCTGGTATAAAGCAGAAGATGACGATGCTCAACCGTTAAAATCGTCTCAGCATTCCATTACTATTACAATGACTGCGGCTTCTAATACTAACCCTATTATTGCAATTAACGGCAATACCAATCAAAGTACCATAGGAGTAAGTAACAACCAATATGATTCATATAATTCTGAGAGCTTAAACATCACAGCAAGTGATGGAGATGTAGGTGATACATTAACATGGACTGCAGCATGGACTTCAGTTAGCGTCGATTCTGGTTGGACTCAAACACAACAAGGTACTCTTAATATAAATTCAACTACTGGTGTATGGACATATAACACAGATGCATGGCCGCTTGACCCTGGGCAGAACGCAAATGAGGTATATACTATTACAGTCTCGGATCAATTTCAAGGCAGCGATAGTTATGTAGTAACAATAAGTGTAACAGGAGTCTCGTATATCAGCGGCGTAACAGCATCTAATGATTTTAGACCAACTGCTGCACTAGCATGTGATGATTTAAGACCTGATGATATTTACTTAGTAGCAAGTGAAGCTACAAATATTACAGGTTTAAGTGCAGGTGATAAATTATACACCTCTAATATATTAAGTCCTGATGAGGTTAAGCAAAACCCGGACATAAACACAACGGATTCTAACCCCTGGGTTTCAATCCAACAAGATATTTCTGGTGATGTAATAATTAGAGCTGCAAAATTAGCTGCTGACGGAGCAATTATACAAGTTGTTGATTGTGAAACTAGTTTAGATAATGCATTCCCGATTGAAATTAATTACTCTAGTAATCTTGATGAAATATGTGCTGAAGAATTAGAATACACGGTTAGTCAGACTACTGTTTATCAAAATGTAATTAATACTATTGATCCTAACGCAAGTGGCTATAATGCTAATGCTACATTAGCTGATGTGGTTGCTGCTGGTGGTCAATTATTTACTAGTCAATATTATGCAAACCTACCGGAATATAGAAATGGCGACGGATATTATGCTCCGGCATCTTTATGTGTCTCGCCAGGTTTCTATAATGATGGTACTAGAAAAGATAACGATGGGCGATTCATATATTATGAATTCTTAACCGACGGTGATGATGGTACTGGTAGATGGGCAGATAATTTATTAGATCCGGATGCTCCGGTAAAGGTGTTTTTATGCCCAGAGCCAATAGAATATGTAACATTTAGTATTAAGGCTTATTATAGCCAAGACAATAGATTATCAGTAGATGCTGCATGTCTCGCGGGCGTGGATGGACTTACCATGGCTGACCTGTGGATTAGACTTGATCTGCGACTAATTGGAAGCACCCCAAGTGATGGACTCCTTTATGCTGATTTGTCAACACATCAAAGTGCTTTAAAATATGTAGTTCAAAATCAAATATTAATATACACTACAGAGGCTAGCGCCAGTGAAGTTAATTATGATGGACTATGGGATAATACTGTATTTATTGCAGTTGATACTAACGCCGGAGCTTTAACAGATCAAGTAGGAAATTATACGCCTAGTAGCCCCGGGCGATTTGCGATATGGGATAATGAAAATGACAGTGGTTATTTAAGTGCGGAAAACGCTAATTTCACATACTCGTGGCTAATGATTGATCCAGCTGGTGATCTTTCGTATGCAAGAAGAGATACTTACGATGCCAACGGCAATTTACAAGAATATACATTAGGAGATTGTAATACACAATTTAATAAACCTACAGGCAATCCAACGTATTGCCTTGGATTAGAGGGAGACGCCTGTGCAATAGATGTAGAACTACAATCATTACAGTCTAGAGTAAATGTATTCTATGCATTTTATTCATGTGCTGCTAAAGTAGAGGCAGGCCAACCATATTGGACTTTATATGTAACAGATGGATTGCATACATTTGCTACAAACTCAACATCATATATTAAAAAATTAATACATGAGATAGAGCCAGATGAGAATGGAGGCGTTGCAATAAACATAGGAGGTGATAGCATGTTAGAATGTGTTACCCTTCAACATAAAATATTTGCAGTTAATTATGATGATGCTGTTAACATTTTATTATCTAAGCCAGAATATGGTAATGATATTAGAGTTGTTGAAATAAACCCAGTTGAATTAGGGTTTACAAGTGGAGCAGTAATAGAACATAGAGATGATTGTACAAGTTGTTTGTTAGATACACAAAACTTTACAGAATTTATTTTAGATGGAGTTGACGATGCAGAGATTATTAATAGATCTATTCCTAACTTTAACTTAGAAAAGAATTACGAATTAGATAATATATCTAAGCCTTTATTAAGAACAAACCCAAAACTATCTACAAATGCTAAATTAGTAGTTAATAGCCTTGACAATATGTATATTGAGTCTATTGATGCTAGTAAAGAGTTAGCAGCTGTTGAATATAAAAAATGGGTTGTTAACAAGGATGGCAAATGGGCTTATGATTTAGCTAAGTTTTTTAATGCTAATAAAACACCATCCGATCTAATATACAATGTTAAATCTAGATTCTCAGAGCTTACAGTTCAGGAGTCTTTTGAAAAACAAATTGAAGAAGACTACCATTACGGAACTACATATAATTATTCTAAATTACACGATGAAGATTTTAGAATGTTAGCTCCTATTTGGCTAGATAAAAATATACCTAATAATTTTGTAATATTTAGGGTTAGCGATCCTGCTGCTGTTTTAGACTTTGATACTCAAAGTAACTTTAATAACATGGGTGAGATTCTAAAAAATAGTGAATTAATAAAAACGTTTGATTTAACTAGAGAGTCTAACATTGGTACCTATATTAGAAACCATGTTAAGTCCGAGTTATTTCCAAGCAATCCAATTAATGTAAACTTTAGTGAAAATGAAAGAACAAACTTTAATGGTATTGATTTAACACAGGGTGGATTTACAAACAAAGGTGAATACTTATTTGATGATTTTGTAAGACAAGATCAAACTATTATTAACGAAAATGATTTAATTACTGGAGGATTTGAAAGAAACAAATTAGCATGTGCGAACCTTATTAACTTAGAGTTCTTATTTGATGATGACAGTACTGAAGATTACGCGGTGAATAGATATTTCGGATTATATGTAAATGATATTGATTCAGGATATGGATCTTTAGAATCATCTAACAATGGGCTTATTAAGTTTAAAACTTTAAATTCATATATTAATGATGATATATCATCGGCAATACCTCCGGTGCAATTAATAACATCTACTCCGACATTAGGGTATGCACATATTTCTGATAACTTCTATAAGATATCTCCAGCATTCTATGATACTTCAAAATTAGAAGTATATGTTGAAGATTCTTCTAATAAAATACCTGCTGAAATTAAGCTGGCAAATGTTGGTAGATCTGTTGATACTATTATACATGATGCTCCTGGTAGTGATTTTGTTAAACTTACAATTAATGGAACTCCTGCTAATAACGATAGGATAGCAATATTCCCTTCTAAAGAACAGGATTATAGAATTAATTTTACAAGGTTTACCCCTGGAGATGAATTTATATTAGGACTTACTCTTGTAGAAACTAACGGTAACGATACATTTCCATTTGAACTAAAAAATACTGTTCAAGAAACTGTTGATTCATTAGAATTACTTGTAAATGATGATAACATTTACTGGAAAGCGGATGGTGATGACATTATATTCTACGAAAATAAATGCACATTAAGACCGTTAAAACCTTCTATATCTCCAACGTCTGGTTCTAATACAACATTAGCTAGAATTGATTATACACAAATACCTTACGATCTTTCAAATAATATGTTCTTTGGGTCAGATGCTCTATTAGCAGGACACTTTAACACAACAGCATTTTCTTCAAATGGAACTAATGCTGAAATTGCAGCTGCTCTTACAAAATCTATAAACTCTAAAGATAATGGGTTTACAGCATTAACATACGATGGAGCGGATCATCTTTATATTAAGAACGATGTACTTGGATATAGGCTAATGCAATCAGGGATTGCCGTACCGAACGATAATGCAAATGACTGGGTAACTATTGGGGGAGATAACGAGCTCTCGTATGAGCTTAGAAACGTATTAAGATTACAGTTAACTGATAATACTTCAGAAGTATTTAAGAATAGTAAGATCTATTTCTTTAATGGCGGTAACTCAGCTGGTAAATCTGTATTAGTAACATTAGATTCTGTAGCTGATATTAATATTAACGACTATTTAGAAACTAGCTCGCAAGGTGTTTACAATAAAGTTATCGATATTGTCGATGATATTGAAAGACTGCCTTTACAATATAAGAAACTTGTATTGGATAAGAAAAATACAATAGAATCTGGTGAAGTAAGCGTCTTTGCAGATAACCTAGTAACATTAGGTTTATTCTCTGCGTTTGATATTCACGATATGAACTTTGATTTCTATGATACTTCAAATTCAGATTTAAAAGAATTAAAATACGAAACCGCTGCTAATATTAACTACGAGCCGGAATTAGATAATCAAAGTGACATATATCCTTTTGGAGAAAGAGAAAACACTGATTATCTAACAACACCTGCGAGTTACTTCTCAGGATTAACCGGAGTATTGGAAGATGAAATAACAGATACTTTTAATGAAGATTTTGTTGAAAGTGAATATGACAGATTAAAAGAAAACTATTTAAAAGAGAACTCTATAAGGAGTAGAGTTGTTCCTTCAATTAACAAGTGGGTATTAAAAGATACATTAACTGTTAGAGAACAACCATATTACTTAAACGCTAACGAGGCGTTTGGTAGATCTAACTTCTCGGCAGATCTTTCTGTTGCAGGTCGAGATAGACTTGGAATGACTCACGAGTGGTTCTATATTAATAACTTACCAAAACACCTTAAAGAAAACGGCGGTACTTCAACTGACCCAGACTATAAATTAAACGAATCGTTTAGTTATCTTAACTTTATGGAAGGATTTGAAATGACACCTTCTATGTTTAAAGATATTAATTATGATTACTTTGATAGATTCTTTGTAACTGAAGGTTTTGAAACTAAAGGTAATAATTCATACAAAACATTTGTTAAGACTAATAGACAGAAAAAATACACATTAGTCAGTGGCGGTAATGATAGTGCATTTGCTGATTCTATATTTAAAGGCCTAAAGGTAATATTTAAATCTAGAAAAGAATTTACTTCAGCAAGTCCAGTTGATTTTGTTAAGTCTTCTGAATTTAATGGATATAGATTTAGTACAGTATTGAATGTAAAAACGTCACAAGACTCGAATGGTATTGAGTATGAAGTAATACAAAATAAGAAATTCAAGTATGTTGTGTTCTTTATCTCTTTAAACCTTGATGATTTATGGGCAGATCAAACTTTAACTAGAAAGTTATTGTATGAACTAAACCACTCATTAATATGGAACAACGAAGAAGGTACGTTTAAGTATTCCGATATTAAAGTTGATGGACACTTAGATTTAACAGGGGCTAACTTCTCAGATCCAACTGGTGATAATTATTTGGTAGTAAATGGTTTAGTACATGCGGATGGAAGCTTACCACAATTCTTAGAACAAATTAACAAGAACGAAGACGATGAGTATGGAAATATTATTGTAAATATAAACACAGCGTTTGGTCTTCAGAAAATTCTATTAGATATTTCTAATGTAGGTGGACAAGCTGAATTGATACTTGCAAGACCTCCTCAAGATATTACGGATGGAACTGAAGTTCCAACGGCACTAGACAATCTACCAGGCTATTTACAATATAACGCTGAATATGTTTACAAAGGTGGAGGTATTAATGCATACAAGTATATTTTAGAAGCTCTAGGAGCTCAAGATATGGCAGCGATGTTATTAAGAAACCCTGATAATATTAAATATTCAACTATAGAACTAGATGGTACAACAGCTCTTAATAAATTTATCATCCTATTAGAAGACGGTATTGAAATTATTAAGAAGGCTGAAATTAACACTGAAGTAGATGATGACAAACCGGAATCGTTTAAATTATCTTCTGGTAATATTGGCTATAACTTAGGACTGACTAGAACTTATTATCCGTTTTTAATTAGACATAATGGTGGGTATACTGTTGATACAACTCCGGTTGTAACATTTACAGATGTATATGCACACATGAAAACAAATACTCTTCAAAATACTTCAAATATTATTGAATTAGAATTAGAAGAGCAAATGTATAAGCACTCATTAACCAGCACTGAAGATATTCAATTAGCGAAAGATTATTACAAGAGGTATAATAGATGTGGTGTTGCATTTAACTTAGGATTTATTTACGACGGTGGTATACATGATAGCAAATGGGGTTATATTAAAAACCATTTCTATAGAAAGGTAAATGAATTTAAATCTAGTGGTGTAATTAAATTATCGGCATCTTCTGATAAGCCGCCTTTATATCCATTAATTGGAGAGGTTGCTATCGATAAGAAAGATGTCCATGTGTTTAAATCATCATGGGATAAAAACTATTATACTAGGGCTTTATCGGGAGACCTTACAGAGCTAGTACCTGGAACATTTGAAACTAAAGAGGAAAGATCTTATTTAGCTTCAACTATCATGAAGATTAAGGACAGTTACACGATGTTAAACTTTGATGTTGCTCGTGTAAGGACAGAAGAAGAATTAGACGATATTTTAGCTAACTCGACAAATACAACAGATGTTGTACAATTTGAGGATAAAAATAGAGTTGTATTAGACTTCTATATAGATTTTACAATAAATAAAAAATTAAGTGCTGACGGTGTGTTAGATACTATTACAAAATATGTACTAGCTGCAAATTCTGCTGATGATAAAACAACTTTAAAAGACGATGCTCAACTTTATATTGGGAAGAACTTAGTAAATGTGTTTGGAATTAGTCAAATTAAACTATACACCCAAAGGCTCAAAGGCGCAGGATCTCACTTAGAAAGTGTTGATTCAGTTGGAGATTTAGATAATAATAACTATATTTACGATCAAAACTTCACATTTTCTTCTCACGAACAAAAGCCCCTTAATTTTAGGTTGATATATAATAAAAGATTAGGTTACTCTTATAGAATTAGACCTATGGTAAAAATAACGTCATAAGGCATGGCCATATTCAATATACAAGAAATACTACACCCTAGTGACTCTAACCAGATCAAGTGGGAGAAGGTTAACTATAACTTCGATCAGATACTGGCTAACGGTGGTGGTCCTACAGGTAAAAAGGGGAGTCCAGGAGACCAAGGGTCTGTTGGACAAACCGGAGCAAAAGGAGACCAGGGTGAAATAGGACCTCAGGGTTTAACCGGTGCGACTACTTCTAGATGGCAAGTTATACCTATTAATGCTAATAATAATCCTACTAATGAGTATGTTATACTTAAGCCTA